ATGGCCGGGGTCCCCGCCCCTTTGGAGCGGAACTCCGAAAGTGGCAAGCCGTCCCTGGAGGCGTCAATGCCGATGGAAGTGTCAACGGCAAACCTCACCAACTAGTCGAAGCGGAATTCGTCCTCGGGCTCTGCGAACGATTCGGGTGCCTCCCGAGTCAGCTCCTCTCCGAGGACGTAGAACTCATTCAGCTTCTCGCAATCGAAGCAGCGGGGCGTCCCGTCGAAATGAACGGAGGTGGAGATGGCTGGTAACAACGTGGTGATCACGGTGTCGGTGAACAACAACACCCACACCGGATTCAACGCGGTCAACCAGGGACTGCGCAGCGTGCAGGTCCAGGCGAACAACACCAACCAGGCCGTCAACAACTTCACGCGGGACTCCTCCGGGCGGCTGCGCGACGCACAAGGCCGGTTCGCCGTAGCCGGTGCCGGAATGGTGAACACCCTCCAGGGCGTATCCGGTGCCGCAACAAGCACGGCAGGCTCCCTCGGACCCGCTGGTGGCGGCCTGTCCGGCGTCGTGGGAGGGCTGGGCGCTGTCATCGGCATGTCCGCCCTCCCCGCCCTGGGCGCCCTTGCCCCCATGCTGCTCGGCGTAGCCGCCGCCGGTGCTGTCGTCTCCCTCTCCATGGACGACATCAAGAAGGAGGCGAAGACCCTCAAGCCGGAATTCGAGGGGCTTCAGAAGGCCGCCTCGAAGGCGATCATGCCGGGCGTCAAGTCCATGTTCAAGGACTTGAAGGTCGCCATGAAGGAGCTGGAGCCCGCCGTCACCGTGGCGGGAAAGGCGATGGGCGACATGGCCGCCCAGGCAGGAAAGTTCGCCAAGTCCCCCGCCTTCCAGAAGGCCCTACTCCAGAACGTCAAGATGGGCTCCGAGTGGTTCAAGGAATTCGGAGCATCCCTCGGAAAGCTGACACAGAGCTTCCTGGAATTCGGTGCCAAGTCCAAGCCCACCCTGGACGCCCTGGGCGGGGGCATCAACGACGTCCTGGGGATCGGCCTTCCCGGCATGTTCAAGGGACTGGAAAAGGGCATCGAAGGCTCCGCCAAGATGTTCGACGGACTCTTCGACGCCATCAACCTGGTGCTGCCCGCCTTCGGACGCCTCTCCGGCGCGCTCGCCGACACCTTCGGACCACTCCTCGGCTCGCTGTTCCGATTCTTCGGCGACCTCGCGGCGGCCATCATGGACGCCGTCGTACCGGCGCTCAACGTACTGGCCCCCGCCTTCGGCTCCGCATCGGAGGCGATGGACGAGTCCACCGGCTTCCTCCGCCCGCTGATCAAGGCGCTGGGGGAGGGGCTGGCCTTCGCTGCACGTCTCGCTGTCATCCCGCTCAAGAACTTCTTCGACACCATGAAGGTGATCCTTCCCCTGATGAAGGATCTCGGCGGCTACATCGCCGGGCCCTTCATCGAGACCTTCGAAGAGATGACCGGCGCGAGCGACAAGGTCAACGGCCTCAACGGCAAGCTGACCGACCTCTCGAACTGGGCGAACAACCACCGGGCGGAAATCCGGGAGGTGTTCCGCCTCATCGCCAACGCGATCATGGACATGGTCATCTTCGGCGTCAACGCCCTGCCCATCCTGCTCCAAGGGCTCCGCATGATGTCGATCGGCGCACTCGAAGCGTTCGACGCCATCCTCACCGGCGCTGCCGGAGCGTTCGGCTGGATACCCGGAATCGGCGACAAGCTGAAGGGGGCCAAGGAGTCCTTCGACGTCTTCAAGGGCAAGTTCATCGAGGGTCTCGGCGTCGCTCAGGAGAAGGCCGAGGAGTTCGCCGGAGCCGTCACGCCGAAGCTCCAGGAGAACAAGCTCCGCATGGACATCTCGAACTGGACTACCCAGATCGACGACGCCAAGGAGCAGCTCAAGGACAAGAACCTGCCACCCGGCAAGCGGGCCAAGCTCACCGCCGACATCAAGAACTGGCAGGACAAGATCGCCGAGGCGGAGCGCAACCTCCGGAACATGACCCCGTCGAAGACTACGTATTTCAAGGGCAACAAGAGCGACTTCGACTCCAAGCGCGCTTCCGTCTTCCGTGCGAAGGTCCCCAACAAGACGTCGTCCATCAAGGCCGACACGCGGGGATTCTGGAACACGGTCAACGGTCTCATCGGCCGGACCGTCGGCTCCGTGTTCGTCTCCGTGAAGGCCGCCCAGTCCAGTTTCAGCAGCCTCTTCGGCTTCGCCCACGGAGGCATTGTCGGACAGGCCGCCTCCGGAGGCGCACGCAGCCGACTGACGCTCGTCGGCGAGCAGGGCCCCGAACTTGTCGACCTCGCCCCCGGAAGCCGCGTACGGAGCAACGACGACACCCGTCGGATGTTCAACGGAGCAGGCGGCGGTGATCAGCGCATCATCCTGGAGATCAACTCCAGCGGCGCGCAGACGGACGAAATGCTCATCGAGATCTTCCGCAAGGCCATTCGCGTACGCGGCGGCAACGTTCAGACCGTGCTGGGGCGGTGACCATGTCCGACCATCCGATAGTCGAACTCAACGTCGGCGGCACCTGGACGGACATCACGTCGTACGTCCGGTACAGCGACCGCATCAGCATCCGCCGAGGGCGGAGCGCCGAAGCATCGCAGGCCAGCACCTCTACCTGCACGATGACGCTGGACAACCGCGACGGACGGTTCTCACCCCGCAACCCCACCGGTGCCTACTACGGGCAGATCGGGCGCAACACGCCCATCCGGGTGTCCATCGACGGCGGTCTCGCCTATCTCGACTGCCCCGGAGGCGCAGGGGACAAGATCAGCACCCCCGATGCCGCCGCCCTCGACATCACGGGCGACATCGACGTTCGTATCGAGATGTTCCTCCTCGACTGGAACACCGCCACCACCACCGAAGTCTTCGGGAAGTACACCACCGCCGGAGACCAGCGATCCTGGCGCTTGACCGTGGACGGCGGCGGCTACCTCGCCCTCACGTGGTCCGCCAACGGGTCCACGCTTCGCACCGCTGTCGCCAGCACCTCCCTCGCCAACAACGGGCGTTCCCGTATGGCCATCCGTGCCACCCTCGACGTCGACAACGGCGCGTCGGGGCAGGACGTGAAGTTCTACACGGCCGACTCGATCGACGGCACCTGGACACAGCTCGGAACCACCGTGACCCTCGCGACGGCGGGCACCATCTACAACTCCACGGCACCGCTGGAGATCGGGGACATCGCCAACGACACCACCAGTCCCCTCACCGGGCGCGTGTACAAGGCGGAGATCCGCAACGGCATCGACGGGACCATCGTCGCCAACCCGGACTTCACCGCCCAGGCTGTCGGTACCACATCTTTCTCCGACAGCGCAGGTCGGACATGGACCGTCGCCGGAAACGCCTCCCTCTCCAACCGGCACATCCGCTTCACCGGAGAAGTCGCGTCCTGGCCCGTCGACTGGGACATCTCCGGGAGCGACGTCGTCACCAGCATCGAGGCGTCCGGGATCATCCGCCGCCTTACACAGAGCGAATCCCCCCTGCGTTCCCCCATGTTCCGGGACCTCACCAACCCCGAGCGCTTCGGAATCATCGCCTACTGGCCGCTCGAAGACGCTTCGTCAGCGTCCTCCTTCGCGTCCGGGTTCCCGGGCCACCCGGCGATGACGTACACCGGCACACCGTCCCTTGCCTCATCCGACACCTGGATAGGTTCCGAGCCCCTCCCCGCCATGGGGACGGGCACGTTCACCGGTGCCATCCCCTCGTACACCACCACGAACGAGACCATCACGCAGTTCGTGATGGCGGTCCCCTCCGGCGGCGTATCCGCCGCCACAGAACTGTTCTCCGTCTACACCACCGGCACCGCCAGGCGTTGGACGGTGACCCTCAACACCGACGGGTCGATGAAGGTCGCCGCATACGACAGCGATGGGGTGGAACTCCTCGGCAAGGGCTACGTCGGATTCGGTGTTAACGGGGACAAAACGCACATTCTGTTCGACCTGATTCAGGACGGATCGAATATCGACTGGCAGCTCTGGGCCTTCGACTACACCAATTACGCCTCCATCTCCGACGGCGTCTCCGGAGGAGCCACCAGCGACACGCTCACCGGCTACACCGTCGGACGCGCCACGCGCATCACCATCGGGGCCGGAGGGCTCGGCGACACAGTGATCGGGCACGTCTCCCTGGCCGACCGGGACGAGGCGTACGCGGAGACCGGCCAGGCGCTCATCGGACTGCGCGGAGAAAGCGGCACCAACAGGCTGCGCCGCCTCATCCAGGACGAAGAAGGCATCCCCTACCAGCTGCACACCAGGGGCAAGACCGGAAACAGCGTCACCATGGGCCCGCAGGGAGTCAAAGACTTCATCGACCTGGTCCGCGAGATCGAAGAGACCGACCTCGGCATCCTCTACGAGCCCAGAGACGAAATCGGACTCGCCTACCGATCCAGGCTGTCCCTGTACAACCAGGACGTCAGCCTCTCCCTGGACTACTCCCAGAACGAGCTGTCCGGCCCGCCCACCCCCGTGGACGACGACCGGTACACCCGCAACGACATCATCGTCACCCGCGACGGAGGATCGTTCTACCGGGCCACCCTGGAAGAGGGCGCGCTCTCCGTCCTGGAGCCGCCCAACGGCGTCGGACGCTACCAGGAGGGCGTCACCATCTCCCTGGGAACGGACGCGCAGCTGGGCAATCAGGCCGCGTGGAGGCTCCACCTCGGAACCGTGGACGAAGCCCGTTACCCGCAGATCAGCATCAACCTCCGGCATGCATCCTTCACCGGCGACGCCACCAAGACGAGCCAGGCCCTCACCATCGAGGTCGGCGACCTCATCACCATCACCAACCCGCCGAGCTGGCTGCCGCCGGACGACATCAACCTGATCGTCATCGGCTTCACCGAGACGTACGGGGCGCTGGAGCGGGACATCACCATCAACTGCGTCCCGGCATCCCCCTACAACACCGCCGTGGCCACCAGCACCACGGCACGGGCCGACACATCCGGCTCCACGCTGAGCGCCGCCGCAGGGAGCAGCGACACCTCCCTCAAAGTCCTCACGCAGGACGGCTCGGCGATCTGGACGACCACCACGTCCGACTTCCCTTTCGACCTCCTCGTCGGAGGGGAAGTCGTCACCGTGTCCTCCATCGCCGACATCATCACCGACACCTTCGCCCGCACCTCGTCCAACGGCTGGGGAACGGCGGACACCGGGAACGTATGGCAGAACAGCGGCGGTACAAGCGCCGACTTCCAGGTCACCGGCGGGTACGGCAGCCACCGCCTGGCCACCGCCAACTTCTCCCGCCGCAGCTTCACCGACTTCACGTACACCGACTTCGACGCCTACGTCAGCATGACCCCTTCAGCGACCGCCACCGGGGGCTTCCTGTCCGGAGGACTGACCGGCCGCTACCTCAGCAACGACAACCTCTACACAGCACGGCTCGCCTTCAACAGCACGGGCTCCACCACACTGACGATCCGCAAGCGCGTCGACGCCACCGAAACCGAACTCGGCACCTACACCGGGCCCACATACACAGCGGGCACCTACTACCGGCTGAGGTTCCAGGTCTCCGGCAGCACGCTCCGGGCCAAAATGTGGCAAAGCAGCACGCCTGAGCCGCCGGTCTGGCACGTCGAGGTCACCGACACCTCCCACACGACGTCCACCTACTTCGGCACGCGGTCGATCTCCGCCAGCACCAACACCAACGTCAACCCGGAGATCCGCTACCAGAGCCTCCGCGTCGTCAACCCGCAGAACTTCACCGTGACCCGGGCGGTCAACGGCGTCGTCAAGTCCCACACCGCCGGTACGCAAGCGCGTCTGGCCGATCCCGTCTACGTAGCCCTCTAGGAGGAGACATGACCACCTGGCTGGCCGGGATGCTCATCACGGCAGACCGTCTCAACGACGCCACACTCAAGACGTCGACCACCACAGGACTGACCGCCGGGACCGACTTCTCCGTCAACACGTTCTCCGGACGGCGCGTCAACGGCGTCACCACCGTTCACGTGTACTGCCAGTACACCGGGACCGGAATCAACGTCGCAGCACCGGGCGACAACATCGTCGACACCACCATGGCCACCCTCCCCTCCGGATGGCGGCCCCCGGAGACCATGAACACCAACTGGGGGTCCGGCAACGTGGACGGCGAGTGCACGATCAGCTCGGCGGGCGTCATATCCCTGCGCTCGACGCTGAACGACATCGTGACCAACGCGAACATCCGCGTCACCGCTACGTGGATCTCAGAGAACGACTGATACGGGGCACACCATGACCACACCGCTTCCGCCCACCCCCGACCTCGCCCTGGAGCTGGCCATCACCAAGCTCCAGGGGTCGGTGGAGACAAAACTCGTCGGCATCGACGGCAAGCTGAACATGCTGATCGCCTCCGACGAGCGCACCAACGAGGCCATCGGGGACCTCCAGACGCGCGTCAACGCCCTGGAGAAAACCAAGTGGATAGCCATGGGCGCGGGCATCTTCCTCGGCGGCGGTGCGGGAGGACTCGTGCAACTGATCGGCGGCTGAACGCGCGTATCCTGTATGTCCGCTCCGAAGACGCGGTGAATCGGCGTCACGAGCGAGGATCGGCCTGCGGGTCGTGACCGACATGTACACCAGGCGCACCGATAGACACGGGGTCAACAGGTCAGCGCGAACGGTATGACTTACGTAAGTCTTGACCTACTGATCAGCGCGGGGATAGGCTGTCGCGCGAGGCGAAGCAGGACAAAGCAAAGACCCCCGGCCTTTTGCGGAGGCTCGGGGGTTGCTGACCCGAAGGTCTTGTCCTGTTACCGCGTCGCAGTTGGATTCCACGCCATGTGCACACAGCCAGGAGCGATTCTGTGTCTGAACTTATCGGCTCTGCCGCCAATCTGTCAACCTCGGGCGAGAGGTCGTCAACCTGGTCGGGCGAGGTCGTTAGCACTTCTAACGACATCGTACCCGCAGTAACGCCGAACCGAACGACCCCCACCGGGATGACGCTCGTGAAGTCCGGCGCACCCGGAGCCGCCGGATTCATGGACGGCTCGGGTCGCATCCTCCTCGGCCAGTACGCCGGGTCCTCCATGCTGAACTGGGCGCTCGACTACGCCGAGAACGGCTACTTCGTCTTCCAGCTCCAGCAGGGCGGCAAGCAGCCCAACGGAAACTGCCCGCCCTGCGACCGCAAGAACAAGGAGCGGTTCCAGGAGGCGCTTCACGTCAACAACGTCTGCACCGCCCACCCCAACGGCATGGCCATCTGTCACGGGCACCTCGCCGCCACCCGCGACCCCGAGGTCATCACCGCATGGTGGACTTCCCGCCCCCACTGCAACATCGGCATCAACATGGGACGCTCCGGGGCGGCCGTGGTCGACGTCGACACCGCCAGCAAGGCGGACGGCACCCACAAGGTCGGCGACCAGACCATGGCCCGCCTCGCCGAGACATACGGCCTCATGCCCGCCGGACCGATGGTCCGCACCCGATCCGGCGGATGGCAGTACTACCTCACCCACCCCAACGGCATGATCCTGAAGTCCTCCGCCGGACGCGACGACCACCTCGTCGGACTCGGCCAGGACGTCGACATCAAGGCCGAGAGCGCCTACACCGTCGCCCCGCCGTCGATCATCACCGACAACCAAGGCATCGTCACCGGCCAGTACACGTGGGTCAACGACCCCTGGCAGCCCCGCCCCAACGTTCCCGCATGGATTCCCCAGGAGATCGAGAAGCGGCAGGAGGCCAAGCGACCCCAGCGGCCGACCTCGTGGACCCCGTCGCAGTACAGCGGCTCCGACGCCACCACCGACGAGGTACGCCAGCACGTCATCAGCCTCGCCAACGAGGTCGCCCGGACCCCCGAGGGTGCACGCAACGACACCCTCTTCCGCCAGTGCGCCAAGGCCCACGACTACGCGGCAGCCGGACAGATCGACCCGAACGAGGTCGACGACATCTTCATCTCCGCCGGTCTCAACGCCGGTCTGGACCGATCCGGCGTCATCGGCACCGTGGCCTCGGCCCGCAACCGTCCCGACCGAAGGCCCTACATCTGGCAGAGCCGCACGTCCCGCACCAGCACCACCCCGAACGAAGGACAGGACGTGACGGAGACCGTCGGCATCCCCGAACAGCGCAACGACGAGTCCGTCAACAACGACTTCTTCGAAATCCTCCGCAGCTTCTCCCCCGACCACCTCGGTCTCGCCGAGTACTTCCACGAGATCCAGGACGGCAAGTCGTACGTCCGCTGGGACAGCGGCTCCTGCACCTTCGTCGTCTACCGTCAGGACCGAGGCCACTGGCAGCGCGACGACGCCAAGAGCACCATCCTCGGCCAGATGATCTCGCGTCTCGCCAAGCGAATCCGCACCGCCACCGACTGGGCCATCCTCAACTCCCCCGCCAACGCCATCATCGAGGCGGCCAAGGGCGGAGCCGAGGTCAAGAAGGAGCAGCTCGCCGAGGCCAAAGCCGACATCAAGGCCATGCGCGGCTGGTACAACGTCCTCGCCAACGCCGGAGGACACCACAGCGTCGTCAAGATGCTCTCCACCCTCATCGAAAGCACCATGCCAGGCGAGTTCGACAGCTGCTCCTACCTGATGAACTTCAAGAACGGCACGTACGACGTCCGCACCGGAGAGCTGCACGAACACACCGCCGACGACATGCTCGTCCACCGCGTCGAGCACAACCTGGACCTCAGCCTCGCCCGTGAGCCGCTGTCCGTCGCCGCCCCCCACTACCACAAACTGATCACCCGCATGTGCGCCGCCCCCGGCGAGGTCGACGAGGACACCGCGAACGGCCGGTACTCCGCCGTCACCCGCTTCTTCGGGTACCTGATGCACGGCTCCAACCCCGAGAAGCTCCTCGGAGCCTTCGAGGGCGGCACGAACACCGGCAAGAACCAGGCCGTTGAAACCGTCGGCAGCATCCTCGGAAGCGACCTTGCCTGGCTCGCCGGACGACCGGAACTGCTGACCAAGGGACGGAACCAGCGCCACGACTCCGAGGAGTACAGCGTCGCGGGCAAGCGCATGGTCCTCGTCAACGAACTGGACAAGAACCAGCACCTCGACGAGAACCAGGTGCTCCGCTTCGTGAACTCCGAGGGAACCGTCGTCGCCCTGCGCCGCATGCGCCAGGACCGCGAAGACGTCCCCGTCACCTGGACCATGGTCATCACGACCAACGAGCTTCCCAAGGCCCGCCTGACGCCCCAGGTCATCGGACGGCTCCGACTGTTCCCCCTCTCGCAGATCTCTGTGCCGCGCGAGGAGTGGTACGACATCAAGGGGACCGTCCTCGCCCAGGAGGCCGAGGCGGTACTCGCCCACCTGGTGACGTGGTGGCGGGACTGGTACATCGCACGTGTCGTCGAGCGCTCCGAGACCGGCCTCATCATCACCCCGGAGATGGAGAACGCCCTCACCACGTACCAGGCGGACAACACCTCCCTGCACCAGCAGTACTTCGAGGAGGAGCTGGAGTACGACCCCGAGTACTCCGCAACCCCCAAGGAGATTTGGAACGGCTTCACCAACTGGATGCGCACGGAGAACCCCGGCGTGGACATCCGGTACGAGATCAAGCGCCCGGACTTCACCAAGGAGCTTCAGAAGCTCCCGAACACCGTCTGCGTCAACGAGTCCATCGGTGGCGGTCGCACCGCTCTTCGTCGCATCAAGGGCGTGCGGGTCCGGCGTCCGGAGCAGCCGAAGACCTGGATGGAGATGCAGGCCATCGCCCGCTGACCATAACTACAGACAGTAGCGACGCCCGGTGGGTTCTCCCCGCCGGGCGTCCACGCTTTTCACCCCACAACCTGAGCCCACAACGCCCCACAAATGTGGGGTCGGCTGGTCTCGTGTGGGGGAGTGGGTCTCTCATGTTGCACCGACCGGTCAGTACGAGCCCCTCGGTCGACGGTCCGGACCCCACAATGTGGGGCCCCAAAGCACTTTGTGGGGTCCGAGCTGAAGTTTGTGGGGTGGGTTGTGGGGTGCCTAAATGATCTTCATAATCCTCTGACCTGCTGAAACGTAACTACATACCGACTGGTACCCCACAAACCCCACATTTTTTTACGTTCCTCCGTACGCAAGAAACCGCCTGTAGCCCAGTAGAAAACGACTGACGCTCATAGATGCAAAAAATGTGGGGTTTGTGGGGTCGACCCCCCCGGACGCCGTCGTCGCCACCTCGGTGGGCGGTCACCGATCGTGAAGTAGTTGCGTTACGCTCTTAATCTTGCTTGGTTGATAGACGAGCGTTAAGCTAGGCGTATGGCACAGCGAGGAGACACCCTGACGATCTACACGTCGCCGGGAATCAAGGACAGGCTCCGCATGGTCGCCATGCTCAAGCGGACGACCATGACGGACTTCATCAACGAGGCCATCGAGCGATCCCTGCGGGAGTTCGAGGCCGCCGACAAGGAGACCCGGGACTTCATCGCCCGGCACACGGGGGAGAGCAAGTGATTCCCAACACCACCAACCTGGTCGCCGTCTTCCAGCGTGAAGGCCACGGTGAGTACCAGAGGGCGATCATCGCCTGGGACGGCGACGGAGAAGCCCTCGTAGCTCCCAAGGAAGGAACGAGGGGGAGGCTTCGTCTCGCCCGTCAGGACCCCGACTTCGCGTACGTCATGGAGGCCGAGTCTGGCGCTCTGAACGGGTACATCGGTGTCCTCCCCGGCGGTGGCTGGATGACCCACTGGGTGGACATGGAGACCCACGAGATCGTCGAAGAGCCCGTCGTCGGATGGGCCGTGACGCACAACGGGGACGCCTACCCCATCGTCAGCGACGGAGAAGGCGGAGCATCCACCGGCACCGACGCCGAGTCCGGGGAACGGATCTTCCACCCCAGCAAGACTGTCAAGGAGGGCAAGTGACGCACACCCCGTACGACCGGGACACCGTCATCGGCCAGTACCGCCTGCGGGTCGCCCTCGCCAACCTGAGCGACGCCATCGCCTACCTGGAAGGCGACGTCACCAAGGGGGAGAAGGACGCCCTGTGGCAGGCCCTGTTCTCCATGCAGAACAAGCGCACGAAGATGTGTCAGCGCATCGGAGAGAAGCACGGCGACGTGCAGCTGGACCCCAGCCGTGAGCTGAGGGCGATGGACCCGGAGGCGTACGAAGACGGCGAACTGTACCGGGACATCGGCGAGGTCTACGGCTACAAGCCGCTCGGGCGAGTCATCGCCAGCGCCTGGAACGCGCACGACAAGGAGAGCAAGTGATCCCTAACTTCCAGCCCTACGTCGCCGTCGTACGGCAGACACAGGGAAGCTCACTCGACGCCCTGCTCTACCTCCCCATCGCGGGATGGCGAGACACCGACTACACGCCCATGGCCGTGTGGGAGGGCGAACTGACGCCCATCAGGACGATCCCCGGATGTGAGGGGATCATCGCCCACTCCATCGCCCAGGACAACGTCAGCCGCACCCTGGTGCCCAACCCCGAGAAGAGCGAGGACCCTCAGCCGGTCGAAGCCACACCCACGACCGTGCAGGAGCAGACCGCAGCCTGAACCTCGACACACGAGCCCTCGCCGGAAGGCGGGGGCTCTGTTGCGTTCTGGTGACGGTCGTCGGGGATGTGTGACAAATCTTGCGACGCAGCCTGTCCGAGCTGACTTCCGAGTAAGAAACCTTTTCGTCGAGCGCCCCTTCCGTCGCTCCTCCTTCGTCCACGGAGACGCCGCCCGATTGCTACTCGCGGGTAACATAGCCGCCCGTTTTAGTTGAATGATGAACTTGACGTGTCCATGCAGTTGTCGCGAGCCTGACAACGTTGTCATATTGACGTGAGCACGTCAGGGTTGAACCACAGGATAATTACTGTTATCCTTGCTTCATGAGCGACGATGAGAATCTGACAGCCTCGTCCGAGATCGCCACGGTTGTTCGAGATATCGAACCGATCGAGGCGCACTCCGCGCGTACGAAGCTCGAACAGACGTACACCGACGACCTGCCCCGCCTGGTCTCCCTGTGGTTGATGGCGCAACGATCGCCGAATACCCGCCGGGCATATGCGCGCGGCTTCCAGGCGTGGGCCGACTTCTGCCGCTCCGTGGGTGTGCATCCGATGGACGCGAGGCGCCCGCACGGCGACGCGTACATGCGTTCGATGGAGCAGGCGGGCACGCCGAACAGCACGGCCAACGCCCGACTGTCCGCCGCCTCCTCCTTCTACGACTACGCCATCGACGTCGAGGCGGCCGAGGTGAACCCGGTCAAGAAGGTGAAGCGGCAGAAGCTGGACCAGGACCACTCGGACACCGAGGGCCTGACCGAGGACGAGATGGCCCGACTGCTGGTCGCTGCGAAGAAGCTGAGCCCTCGTGCGTATGCGCTGTGCATGCTGCTGTACACCGTGGGCCTGCGCGTGGACGGGGCGCTGGGTGCGGACGTAGAGAGCCTGGGCTACGACGCGGGACACCGCACCATCACGGTGCGTTTGAAGGGCGGTGCCACGGCGAAGAAGGCCCTCCCCCCTATCACCGCGCACGCCCTGGAGGAGTACCTGGGTGGACGTGTGACGGGACCTCTGTTCGTGACCCGTACCGGCAGGAGGATGGACGAGCCGGAGGCGTGGCACATGCTGCGCCGGGCTGCTCGACGGGCTGAGCTGCCGCAGGCGGGGAGTATCCACCCCCATGTCCTCCGGCACTGCTACATCACGCATGGGCTGGACAAGGGTGTTCCGCTGCACATCATGCAGGACAGCGTGGACCACAAGGACCCCCGCACCACGAGGCGCTACGACAGAGCACGTGGACGCCTGTCCAACAGTCCGTCGTACACGGTCGGAGCGTCGATCGCCGAGCGACTGGAAGATATCGAGAAGTGAAAGCGCCCGGGGTCCCCGACCCCGGGTCGAAATTACGAACAGGTCACGACCGACCGTCGACACGTCGATTTCAGGCACAACCCCACCCCCACTCCCGAACCTGACTTGCCAATCGACATGTCTATTGGTATGCTCATGTCATGGCCGAACACGCTGACCCCACTCGGGTCGAGAGAATCAAGCCCGGGGCACGCGCGGTCTACCCCTGGTCGTCCTGGGCGGACGGCGAGTGGTGGCGTCTGTACCAGGGCGTCGACTACTCGACCGAGACCCCGGTCTTCCAGTCCACCGCACGCAACTACGCCCGTCGTAACGGCTTTACGCTGGAGGTTCAGATGACGCCGGACGGGACGCTCATCCGCTTCAAGAGGCTGTAGAAACCGGGCCCTCGGCAAGAGCCCACCCGCGCATCCGGGGAGAGAACAGGAGACGGCGATGTCCGTCATCCCCGACGTGGTCAACCTTCGGACTCAGGAGAGGGAGCAGGCCAGCGAGACCCTCACAGCCCGCCTCAGCGCTGCTCTGCGCATCAAGCGCATGCGCGACGCGTACATGAGCGAGCAGGAAGCGAGCTACTGGACCTCGGAACTCATTTACGAGTTCGTCTGGTCCCTCCCCGAGTACGACATCGAGACCCTCAACTGCGTCCCGAACGAGGACGTGCGGATGTTCTTCGACGACATGGTCATGGACCTGGTGTACGCGAAGAACGTCATCAACACCCTGATGGGCTGAACAGCAAGGCAACCCCCTGACCGAACCAGGAGGAACCATGAACGAGCAGCACGACCGAGCGGATCGCCCCGGGGCCGAGGAGCGCGCGGAACTCCAGGCGCTGAAGAGAACCCTGGAGGCCGGTGTGCGTCGGATCTGCCTGCGGATCGACCACGCGACCGGCAAGCACGAGCGGGTCGTCCAGGAGGGGTGCCCCTCCTGCCCGCTGTAGTACGAGAAGTGCACGAAGCCCCCGTCACCGAACGACGGGGGCTTCGTCGTCTCCGGGTGGAAACCGGGACGCGCTGAAGTTTACGACACGGGTTGACGGAGGTATCGACGGGGAGGGGTTGACGTATAAATGCGCAAGATGCTACATTTGCGCCATGGACATGTACACGTCGACCTACGTCCGCAGGCACCTCGCCAAGGTCCTCCGAAAGATCAACTCCTCGGGCCAGTCCGTACTCATCGCCGACTACGGCGAGCCCGTCGCCCTGCTGTCCCCGCTCCCGGAAGATTTCGACCGCAGCGTTGCCGTTGCCGTTGCCGGAGTCGACGGACACACCCTCTGATCAGCGCGTATGCGCGCAACACCGGGCAGCAACACCTGCTGACCAGCAACAGCAAAAGGGCCGACCCCGAGACCCCGGGGCCGACCCACGTACGGAAGGCACTCCCATGCCCACCGCACAAACACCAGTCAATCAGACCGACGAATCGATCTACGACGCAGTCGCCTCCCTCGGGTGGGAGGGATGCGTCACTCTGCTCGCTCTGACCCTCATCCTGGTCGGCTCCACCGACGCCGGACGTAGGGCCGCCAAGAAGCTCGCCATCGCCCTGGTGCGCGAGCTGCGCACTCTGCGGGTAGTCCGCATGGGTGCCACCCGCAAGCTCGCCCGGCGTCTCCAGCGGGACACCTGGGACAAGATGTGCGCCCACCGGGGGCTCCAGGGTCTCCTGCGGGGCCGCATCGCCCGCACCACGTACGGGATCGCCGTACACGTCCGCATGTCCGGCAGCCTGACCTCCGAGGTCGTGGCCAGCAAGATCAAGCAGATCGAGACCGGCCTGGGAGTCGCCCACGACTCGATCCGCCTGGTTCCCGGCCGCAAAGCGGACAAGGCGGTCGTCGCCATCACCCTGCGCAACCCGCTCGACAACGCCGTGGCGTGGCCGGGGCACAAGTGCCGAGACATCGCCCAGCCGGTGGCGCTGGGGCGTGACGAGACCGGCAAGGTCATCAAGGTGAAGGTCCGCCAGCGTTTCGTGGTGGCCGGTACCTCGGGCGCGGGCAAGTCCGTCTTCCTGCGGATCATCGGCTCGGCCGCCGTGGTCTCGCGCAACGCCCGGCTGTCCTATGTGGACCTCAAGGCGGTCGAGGCCAGCCTGTGGCAGCGGATCGACGGCGTGGACGTGGCCACCACCCCGGACCAGGTCCGGGAGATGGTCAACCGGATCGGCTCCCGCATGCGGACACGCCTCCAGGAGATGGCAGCCCGGGGCGATGTCGACCACGAGCCGACGGTTGCCGAGCCTGCCGAGATCATCATCGTGGACGAGGGTGCCGAGCTGAAGCGGGCCGGTCTGGACGACGTGGTCCACCAGCTGGAGTCCCTGGCACAACTTGGCCGGGCCGCAGACTTCTGGCTGGTGTGGGCGTCGCAATACCCCACGGACAAGTCCGGCGGCCTGCCGGTCGGGATCGGCACGCAGGCCGAGGCGGTGGTGGGTCTTCGGGTGGAGACGCCCCGGATCAACCGGAACGTCTTCGGTGAGGACGCCGGTGGCACGGGCTGGGCGGCGGACACGCTGCCAGGCGGAGGCGGCTGGTTCATGCTGCGGGACGCGGAGCACACGAAGCCTCTGCCGTGCCGTGCGTTCTTCCTGGACAAGGGCGACATCCACGGCCTGACGGGCGTCCCCGTCGTGAAGCCTCAGGCGCCCGTTGAGGCGGTTTTCCCACCGCGCCCCACCTACGACCCCACCGTTCACCTGAACGGCCCTCAGATTCCCGCACAGACCCACGTGGTGCCGGAGGTGAAGAAGCCCGAGCGAGCCAAGTTGGAGGTCAAGGTGACCGTGGCGGACGAGATCCGCATGGCGCTGGGCTTCTCCCCCGAGCCGATTGGCAACAACGAGATCGCCCGGCAGATCGGCCGGGACCGGGGAGCCGTCTCCCGGGCCGCCGCCAAGCTGGTGGCCGCCGGAGAAGTTACCGCAAACCAGGACAAAAAGTACTCGCTGGTACTCACGACCGCCGATCAGGCGGACCGCACGAAGGGAACGGAAGCATGAAGCTCCGCCAGATCACGCGCCAGCGTGAGGTCACGAAGGTCGTGGACGGCGAGAACGTCACGTTCGACGAGGACTACACCGAGTCCGTCCCTCGCATCCCGTTCAACCTGGACGCACTGCTGCGCAAGGCCCTGTTCGTCGCCGCGATCCTGATGACCGTCGGGGCGATCGTCTGGGGCACCGTGGCCATCGGGTCCATGCTGAACCAACTGGCCCCCGGGTGGGGCTACGGCGTCGCCGGAGTCTTCGACGTGGCCTGGGCGGCGTGCCTGGTCGCCGAATACCTGAACCGGTACGACGACGAGAAGATCAAGCTGCCGCGCAACGCCGGTGTCGCCGCGCTGTTGGTGTCCATGGCGGCGATCGTCTGGCACGGCCACCTGGTGGACGCGGTGTTCGTCGGCGTCATCGGGGCGGCCGTCTCCCTGGCCGCGAAGGGCGTGTGGTTCATCGCCATGGAGACCACCCGGGTCCGCCTCGACAAGGAGTACCAGGTGCTCCTGCGGCAGCGTCAGCAGCGGGCCGGACTGCGCAAGGCGCTCGCCCAGTCCAAGCGGGACGAGTACCTGATGGACGACGAGACGGCCCGCCTGATCGCCGCCCTGGAGCACGAGCGGGGAGGGGCGATCACGGTCGAGCGAGCACCGGCCGAACAGCCGAACACCACGGCGAACATCGCCGAACACGACGCCGAACAGTTCGCGATCACCAAGGCGAACATGCCGGTGACCAGCGAGTTCGCTGTTCCCGAACCCGCGAACATCGCCGAACTTGTTCGCGAACAGATCGCGAACGGTTCGCCGAACAAGGACGTCGTCGCCGCTGTCCTGGCCGCCGTTCCGACCGCCAACAAGGACTCCGTGGCGGCTACTGTCCGCCGGGAGCGCAAGAAGCTCGACGGTCCCTACCTCTGAGGAGAGACGTGGCGAACGACCACTATGGGATGCACGATGACGACGGATTCGACGTCTGGGGGAACGAAGTGAAGAGCGATGACACTCCTCTGGTGGTGGAGGCCACGACGATCGACGGGGAGATGATGTATGCGCTGATCCGTGGAAACAACACGGTCATCTCCGACAACGAGGCAGGCGTACGCCTGTACGCATGGAAGCAGGTTCACAGGTACGACGCCGACGACCCTGGCTACTCGGAGCCGGTCCGACTCGGGAGCGTCTGGCACTCCGGCCCATGGGAGACGGGCGGACTGTGCGGGGCGTGTGGCGGACAGATCGCCATTCTCACCGAACGCTCGGGGTGGACCGTCCCGTACTGCCGACGGGGCGGTTTCCACGGAAGCCTCTCGCTGGAGGACCACCGAAGGATCGCTCGAAATCGACGCAAGAACTAGCCGACGCGTACATGACATGAGACGATGTCAAAGCGCGGGATGACCTGGGAGTCGTCCTCCAGAAAGCCCCGGGGTAGCAGACGCCCCCGGGGCTTTCGCTTGCCGCCTGACGAACAGGTACATGACAACGTTGTCACATCTAGCTACTCTCTACTTGTCATGAACTTGACGTAAGCAATCGGAGGACTCGATGACAGACCCCCTGGACACCGACCCGAAGGCAGAACTCGGCCTGCTTCGCGAAGGAGAGGAGCCCGAGGGGAGCCGCACGCGTGACGATGTGCGCGCCCTGGAAATCGAGGCCGCCCGCCTGCGTGGAAAGCGCATGACGTACCGCGAGATCGGCGAGCGCATGGGCTGCTCGTACCAGACGGCCTGGAGCCGCGTGCAGCGCGCGTACAAGGCTGCCCGAGCCGACGCCACCGACGTGGCCCGGGAGTTCGAGCGGCAGCGCCTGGACGAGCAGTACCGCGAGGCGGAGCGGATCAAGAACGAGACCCATTACGTCACCGCCCACGGCAAGGTCGTCACGCACCCGGAGACTGGCGACCCGCTGGTCGATGCAGCGCCTGCCCTGGCTGCCCTGGCGCGCATGCAGTCCATCGCGGAGTCGTACCGCAAGCTGGAGGGCCTGGACCAGCCGACCAAGGTCGAGCAGTCCGGCACCGTGAAGTACGAGGTTGTCGGCGTAGACGTCACGGATCTGGCGTGACATGAGCACGGCAACCGTGAAGTACGTTCCGCGCGGGGCAGCCGTCGATCTGTTCAAGTACCGGGGGCGTGAAGTCCTGATGTCTGGGGCCGCCGGTACGGGCAAGTCGGTGGCGTGCCTGATGAAGATTCACCTGGCGTGCCTGATGACACCGAAGGTCCGTGCCCTGATCGTCCGCAAGACGCATGCCTCGCTGGCCTCGTCGACGCTGGTGACCTTCAAGGAGAAGGTCGCCGCCGAGGCCATCGGCTCCGGGATGCTGCATTTCTACGGAGGAAGCGCCCAGGAACCCCCTGCGTTCCGGTACAACAACGGCTCCACGATCCTGGTGTCCGGCTTGGACAAGGCGTCCCGTCTGCTGTCGACCGAGTTCGACATCGTCTTCGTGGACGAGGCGATCGAGGTAACCGACGAGGATCTCGACACCCTCATCACGCGCCTGCGCAACAACGTGCTCAGCTACCAGCAGTTGATCATGGCGACCAACCCGGGAGCACCGACGCATCACCTGAAGCGCCGGGCGGACGACGGTCGTACGAAGATGCTGTACTCCAAGCACGAGGACAACCCGGCGTACCACGACGGCACCGACTGGACGCCGGTGGGGAGGGAGTACCTCGACAGCCTGGACACCCTGAAAGGCGCACGGCATCAGCGGATGCGCTGGGGTCGGTGGGTTGCGGCGGAGGGGCAGATCTACGAGGACTTCGACCCGGCGGTCCACGTCATCGACAGTTTCAAGGTGCCGTACGACTGGCCGTTGTACATCAGCATCGACTTCGGTTTCGTGAACCCGTTCGTCGCGCAGTGGTGGCGCGTCGACCCTGACGGGCGGCTGTATCTGACCAGGGAGATCTACCACTCGAAGACGCTGGTGGAGGATCACGCCAGGCGCATCCTGCATCAGATCAAGAAGTATCCGCGCAATCCGAAGCCGTACATCCTCGCCGACCATGATGCCGAGGACCGCGCCACCCTCATGAAGCACCTCGAAGGTCTGTACGTGAACAAGGCCAAGAAAGATGTGTCTCGGGGTATCCAGGCCACGCAGAAACGGTTCGAGGTGCTGGCCGACGGAAAGCCCCGCATCTTCTTCTTCCGGGACGCCTTGATTCACGAGGACTCCGAGTTGCGCAACGCGGGCAAGCCGACGTCCACGATCGATGAGATCTCCGACTACGTGTGGGACGACACAGGGAACAAGGCCCCCAAGGAAGCGCCCCTGAAGATGAATGACCATGGAATGGACGCGATGAGGTATGTCGTGGCCAAGCTCGACCTGGTGAGCCGGGTCCGACGACGCCCGGGGGACCCCTGCTGATGAAGATGTGGAATGCGCTTCCCGATGGTGTGCGCGCGTATCTGACGACCCTTTCGTCGATGTGGCTTTCTGTCGCAGGACTTGCGGCGATCACCTGGGGCGTGGCCTTGTTCCTCGCTCCGGCCGGGTATATCGTCGGAGGATTTTCTGCGCTACTGTTGGACCGGGCAATTGACATGACCCTGACGAGAGGGGGGCGTAGGTGACCAGCCTCCTGGGCGCGTTCACGAACAAGTCACCCGTCGCGACATCCCTCCCGCAGCGCCTCGCCCCCACCTACGGAAGCCGGGGGGGCGCCGCATCCCTGCGCGCGATGGAGAACGTCGGAACGGTTTTCTCCATCGTCAACCGCACCTCCGAGGCCGCAGCCGCCGTCGAGTGGAAGCTGTACAAGAAGCGCACCGACGGCCGCCGTTCGTACGTGCACGAGGGCATGGACGATCGTCAGGAAGTCACACAGCACCTGGCGCTGAAGGTCTGGAACAAGCCCAACCCGTTCATGACGCGGCAGGAGATCGTCGAAGTCTTCACCCAGCACATGTGCCTGGCGGGCGAAGGCTGGTGGGTGCTGAGCAAGATGAGCGGCTTCTCCGCCCCCACGGAGATCTGGCCGGTACGCCCCGACCGCATGGCGGTCGTCGAGCACCCGACCGAGTACCTCACTGCGTACGAGTACAGGAACCCCGACGGCTCCCTGACGCGCCTGGACCCGGACGAAGTCATCTTCGTCCGCCGCCCCAACCCGTACGACAGCTACAGGGGCATCGGACCGGTGCAGTCCGTCCTCGCGAAGATCGAGTCCGTTCGCTACTCCGACGAATGGAACCGATCCTACTTCCTGAACTCGGCAGAACCCGGCGGCATCATCAAGATCAACCGCGACCTCGACGACGACGAGTTCCGCCGCCTCCAGTTCCGCTGGAACGAGGCGCACAAGGGTCCGGGTAACGCCCACCGCGTCGCCATCCTCGACGGCGAGGAGATGGATTGGGTCGAGCGCCAGGCCGCGCACCGCGACATGCAGTTCGCCGAGCTTCAGCAGCTCAACAGCGAGCAGATCCGCGAGGCGTTCGGCTTCCCCAAGCCGCTGTTGGGAACCGTCACCGACGTGAACCGGGCCAACGCCGAGGCCGCCGAGGTGGTCTTCGCCCGCTGGGTTTTGGTCCCGCTGCTGGAGCGCATCAAGGCCGCCCTCAACAACGACTTCCTCCCTCTGTTCGGGACGCTCGGTGAGGGCTACGAGTTCGACTACGTGAATCCCGTCCCCGACGACCGTCAGGCCGACGCCCGGGATCGTGAATCCAAGTCGCTGGCCGCGCGGACCCTGATCGACGCGGGCGTGTACGGACCCGAAGCCCTGGAGGCGGTCGGCATGCCTCCGTTGTCCTTCGGCGACCCGAGCGCCGACGCGGACCGCCAGCTCCTCATCACGCTGGTCACGAGGGCCCCCACCCTCGCCCCCACGATCCTGCCTCTGCTCGGCTTCGAGCTTCCCCAGCGAAAAGACAACGATGTCACCGAGGGAGGTGACCCGCATGCGCAAACCCCCGGCCAGCAGGATGCGTAACTACGCGCTGCGTAACTTCCAGCGACCGGCAAACGCCCGAGCCGGACGCTGGTACGACATCAAGAACGTCGCCGGTTCCAGCGTCGAAATCAGCGTCTACGACGAGATCGGGTACTGGGGTGTGTCCGCCGCCGACTTCGTCACCGACCTCGGCGGAATCACCGCCAAGGACATCACGCTGCGGATCAACTCCCCCGGCGGCGACGTCCAGGACGGTCTCGCCATGCTGAACGCCCTGCGCCAGCACCCGGCGAACATCCACGTCATTGTGGACGGCTGGGCGGTGTCCGCCGCGTCGTTCATCGCGATGGCGGGTGACAAGGTCTCCATGGCTCCCAACGCCATGATGATGATCCACGACGCCGCCGGGATGTGTTACGGCAACTCCGCTGAGATGGCCGAGATGGCCGAGCTGCTGAACAAGCACTCCGACAACATCGCCTCGGTGTACGCCCGTAGGGCTGGTGGCACCGTCGAGGACTGGCGCACCGTGATGCAGGCGGAGACCTGGTACACCGACCAGGAAGCCGTGGACGCCGGGCTGGCGGACGAAATCCTCGGCTCCGAGGAGACGGACGCCGCCGTCAAGAACGCCGCTCCCGAGAGCGCACAGACCATCGTCAATGAGGCTCCTGCTTGTCATGAGCCTGACGTGACGAACAGCGTGGCCCTCGCCGAGGAGCCCGCGACCGAAGAGCCGGAGGCGTTCGACTTCGCCGCCTTCCGCGCAGCCATGACCGCCGTGAAGGAGGCACCCCGTGGCTAAGACCGTCATTCCGACCAACGCGGCGGAGCTGGAGGAAATGCTGGGCGACACCAGCAAGCTCCAGAACGTCATGAAGGAAGGCCAGTTCTCCGAGTTCATGGAGAACTACGCCCGCCATGTCCACAACAAGGACAAGGAGCTGGGCGAGCAGGTCCGCCAGCAGACTGCGCTGACCGTCGCCGAGATGCTCGGCCAGGACAAGGTCACCAACGAGGTGAAGCGCCTCAACCAGGCCGCCCTGAAGAACAACGGCGGCGGGTTCACCGCGCGCAAGGGTGCCGCGTACAACAAGCGCGCACCGGGTGCCGCGATCGACAACATCATGGACGGCCCGGCCGAGTTCTTCCAGAGCATCTGGCACCACCGGGACACCCTGTCCAACTCCGGCGACCTGGAGAACAAGGCCGCCCAGATCAAGAAGGTCCAGAACTCCTTCGGCAGCACCGTGCCCGCCGACGGTGGCTTCCTGATCCCGGAGACCCTCCGGTCGGAGATCCTCTCGCTGTCCCTGGAGAACTCCATCGTCCGCTCGCGCGCCCGCGTGATCCCGATGGAGTCCCTGCGACTGCCGATCCCGATGGTCGACTCCAGCTCCAACGTCTCCTCCGTCTTCGGCGGCATCGTCTGCTACTGGACCGAGGAGGGCGCGACCTTCACGGAGTCGCAGGCGTCCTTCGGCCAGATGGTCCTGGAGGCCAAGAAGCTCACCGGCTACGCCGAGGTCCCCAACGAGCTGATGGCCGACGCCACCGCGTTCGGTTCCTTCTTCGACCAGACCTTCCCCGAGGCGATGGCCTGGTACGAGGACGACGCCTTCATCTCCGGCTCCGGCACGGGCCAGCCCAAGGGCTTCCTCAACGCCGGTGCGGCTGTCACGGTCGCCAAGGAGTCCGGCCAGGCGGCTGCGACGATCCAGTGGGAGAACATCGTCAAGATGTACGCCCGCATGCTGCCGTCGTCCCACCGCAACGCCGTGTGGATCGTCTCCCCGGACACCTTCCCGCAGCTCGCCACGATGGCCCTGAACGTGGGCACCGGCGGCTCCGCGATCTGGCTCCAGAACGGCGCGGGTGACGCCCCGATGACCATCCTGGGCCGCCCGGTCATCGTCTCCGAGAAGGTCTCCCAGCTGGGCACCGCCGGTGACATCAACTACGTCGACCTGTCGTACTACATCATCGGCGACCGCCAGTCGATGACGGCGACCTCGTCCCCGCACTTCAAGTTCAGCTCGGACAAGACCGCGTTCAAGATCGTCGAGCGCGTGGACGGCCGCCCGTGGCTCCAGACGGCGATCACCCCGAAGAACAACGGCAGCACCCTGTCGCCGTTCGTCCAGCTCGCGACCCGCAGCTGACACCCCCCGGCCAGGCGAGTACATCTCGCCGGGCCCGGCGGCGGGCAGTGACGCCCCCGCCGCCGTACACAGTCAGAAGGAGCCATCATGGCCATCGAAGCACTGGGCAACCTGTTCGACGTCTCTGTCGGCGCTGCCCCCGTCGACCTGTCGTCCGCCGCCGCCACTGGCAAGCGCGTCTCCCTCAAGGACGCGACCGGCGTGACCATCCTCGTCCTCAAGGGCGCAGGCACCGCCGGAGACGACCCGACCGTCACCCTGAAGCAGCACACCGCTTCCTCGGGTGGCACCACGTCGAACCTCGCGGTCATCGACCACTACTACCTGAAGTCGGCGACCACCCTGGCGGGCACCGAGACCTGGTCCCGCGTCACGCAGTCCGCAGCCGCCACCATCGCCGACCCTGGCGGCGCTGGTACCTCCGCCGAGTCCCAGCAGATCCTCGCGATCGAGGTTCGTGCAGAGCAGCTCTCGGACGGCTACAGCTACGTCTCCCTGGACGTCGGGGACGTCGGCACCAACGCCCAGCTGGGCGGCGTGCTGTACCTCCTGCACGGCCTTGAGGTGAAGCGCAAGCCCGCCAACATGCGCGCCCCCCTGAGCTGAGGCAGCCCGTGGCGACACGCACCTGCCAGGAGTGCCCCACGGTGTTCGCCGTGGGGCTCCTGGCCTGCCCCCACTGCCAGTCCACGGACCATGAGGAGACCGGAATGCCCAAGATCACGGTCCACACCGGGCCGTCCCACGCCGGGGAGGTGGAGGAGTGGCCTGGGAAACCCTCATCGGAATCGCCCAGCTCGACCGACAGCTCCTCGACGAAGAGCGAGGAAGCGCCCCGCAATCCTGCCCGTACGACGGAACGCCGCTCGTCGAAGGCGGACGCGGAAATCTCTTCTGCCCCTTCGAAGAGCACTACTTCTGGCCGCAGGACGGCTAAGTGACATGATTTCACGCCAGGTCCGTCGCCCCTAGGCAGTGGGGGGCGGACCTGGCGTGAGATAGCGCTTTGGCGCTAGCATTGTCATGGACAACTCAACATGCAGCACCTCGGGCCTGGCCCGTAGGACAGAAAGCGAGTCAAAGGTGCCGGTCAGCGGATACACGCGCACGGCTGTGCACAAGCAGCTCGCGCGACAGAGTGCTACCAAGCACGGCCACACAGAGGTCGTAGACGGGAAGGTTCGCCGTTCCCCGACGTACACCTCATGGCAGAGCATGATTGCCCGCTGCCGGTACCCGAGCGTCCCCTCGTACAAGAACTACGGGGGTCGAGGCATCTCGGTCTGCGAACGCTGGATGAAGCTCGAGAACTTCCTCGCGGACATGGGCGAGCGCCCCAGCTCCGACTACCAAGTCGACCGCATCGACAACGACGGCAACTACGAGCCGGGTAACTGCCGATGGCTCACGCGTTCCGAGAACGTGGCCGAGGCCAACCGCCGTCGGAAGAAGGTGGCGTGATGGGCGTATGGCTGGTCACGCGTGAGGACGTGAAGTTCTCCGCTGACATGAAGGAAACCGCGCGGAACAACGCGCAGGTTGACCGAGCGATCGAGTCCGCATCGCGGTCGGTCGAAGGGTTCCTTCGCCGTACCTTCGCGCCCGTCCTCGCCACCCGCTACTTCAACTGGCCCAACCAGCAGTACGCCCGAGCATGGCGTCTCTGGCTGGACGAGAACGACCTGATCTCCGTCACCAGCGTCACGTCTGGTGGCGTAGCGCTCTCCGCGTCGGACTACTTCCTGGAGCCCATCAACTCTGGTCCCCCGTACGACCGCGTCGAGATCGACATGGGGTCGGCGGCAACGTTCTCCTCCGACGACACCTGGCAGCGGTCCATCGCGATCACTGGCACCTGGGGCTACAGCGACGACACCACCGCCGTCGGCACCATCGTCGCGGCCCTGGACGCCTCTGAGACGGGCGTGGACGTGGACGGCCCTACCTCAGCCCAGATCGGGGTAGGCAGCGTCCTGAAGGTCGACTCGGAGCGCATGCTGGTCACCAACAGGACCACCCTCTCCACCGGGCAGACCCTCCAGGCAGACCTCGACGGCCTGGACAGCGGCGTCACCGTATCGGTCAGCGACGGCACCGAGTTCTCCGTGGAGGAGACGCTCCTGATCGGCTCCGAGCGCATGCGGATCGTGGACATCTCCGGCAACGCGCTTACCGTGATCAGGGCGTGGGACGGTTCCACCCTGGCCGCGCACGCCTCGGGTACGACGGTCTACGCCTACCGCACCCTCACCGTCACCCGTGGCGCTCTGGGTACGACAGCGGCAACCCATGACACTGGCGCGACGGTTCACCGGTGGGACGTCCCGGGCCAGGTCCGCGAACTGGCGATGGCCGAAGCGCTCAACAACCTGGAGCAGGCGAACGCTGCGTACGCACGCGTCTCCGGGCAAGCCGAACGGGAGAGGGACACCACGGCCCGTGGCCTGGTCGACCTGAGGAAGTCCGTGCTGCGTTCCCATGGGCGCGTTGGCCGGGTCGGGGCGGTGTGACATGGGCGTCCACATGCATTCCGACGGACCCATGCTCGACGGTAGGGGTGTACGCATTCTCGGTCAGGCTTCCCGGGACATCGAGCGAGAGATCGCCATCTTCGCCGAGGACCAGGTCCAGATGCGCCTGGCGCGCGTTCTGAAGAACCCGACCGGCTACTACCAGTCCCAGATACGCCGCCACCAGGCAGGCGGTTACTGGCAGGTCGACGACTCCCAGGTCGCCTACGGTCCGTGGCTGGAGTCCGGCAAGAACCGCCATCGCACCCGTTTCAAGGGCTACTTCATGTTCCGGCGGGCTGCACAGATCACCAATCGTCGCGCCTCGGCCATCGCGGACCGTGTCCTTCGCCGGTACATCGGGAGGCTTGGATGAGCCTCGACGTCACCGGGATCGTCTCGGAAGTCTCCTCGCACCTGAAGCGCCTTGGCATTTTCAGCACGGTCACCACGCACGAGCCGAAGTCCACGCCGAAGAAGGGACTCACGGCGTCCGTCTGGGTCAACTCGGTCGGCCCGTCCCCCGCCAACTCCGGGCTGAGCAAGACGTCCGTACGCATCGAACTGTCGATCCGCCTGCTGCTGCCGATGCTCACGGACCCCCAGGACGACATCGACCTGTCGCTGCTGCGCGCTACGGACGCCGTCATGAACTCCTTCAGCAGCGACTACACGCTCAGCGGTGCCGTGGAATCGATCGACCTACTGGGCCGCACCGGTTCCGGACTGTCCGCCGAGACCGGCTACCTCCAGATCGACAGCAACCAGATCATGCGCGTCATGGACATCACCGTGCCGCTGCTCATCAACGACAACTGGGACCAGGTCCCGTAAGGAGGGGGTGACTACCTTGAGCAAGCAGTCGGGACTCGGCGACGCGCTCTACGTCGGCGGATACGACCTCTCCGGTGACACTCAGTCACTCGGGGCCATCGGTGGTGGTCCTGCAACCATCGACGTCACCGGAATCAACAAGTCCGCGTACGAACGTATCGGAGGAATCCGGGACGGCCGTATCGAATGGACGAGCTACTTCAACCCGGACACGGACAAGTCCCACCCCGTACTGAGCGCTCTCCCTACGGCCGACGTACACGTCCTTTACTGCCGAGGCACCGCGCTCGGCAGCCCTGCCGCCGCGATGGTCTCCAAGCAGATCAACTACGACGGCAACCGGGGAGACGACGGAGCGGTCACCTTCTCCCTCCAGGCTCAGGCGAACGGATACGGGCTGGAGTGGGGGAGTCTCCTCACCGCCGGGACGCGCACAGACACGGCCGCCACGAACGGAACGGGGATCGACACCACCGAGTCGCTCTCTTTCGGCGGCCAGGCATACCTCCAGGTGACCGAGTTCACCGGTACCGATGTCACCGTGAAGATCCAGGACTCCGCCGACAACTCGTCGTTCTCCGACGTGACGGGGCTTTCGTTCACCGAGATCACTGCCGGGCCGACCTCGGAGCGGATCTCCATCTCGAACACATCGACCATCCGTCGGTACGTGCGTGCTGTGACGACGACGTCGGCCGGGTTCACATCCCTGTCGTTCGCGGTGTCCGTCGTCAAGAACACCACGGAAGGGGTGACCTTCTGATGGCGTACGAGATGAACCGCATCGAGCCGAAGATGCCTGTGCACGGCTACCAGACTTTCGGCATCGTGGCCCCGACGTCCACGCACTGGCAGGACGCCACCTGCGCCGAGGTGGAATGCGCTGCCCACGTGAACGGCTGGGACACGAACGTGGACGAGAGCACACCGCTGGGGCAGCGACAGGCGCACTACATCCGCAAGGACGCCCGCCGCTCCTATTCGGAATCCAAGAGGCCCGACGGTCTGACGACGTTCTCGTTCAAGGCGGGACAGTCGTGCTTCCGGCAGCACAGGAAGCGCATCGAACGCGAGGAACTGTTCGTGCGCAGGAACGGTGACCACCGGGGCAGCCCGGACGGGATGCGTCGTACGTACGACCGGCCGGACCAGTGGGTCGACGACTTCGCGACTCATCAGGAAGAGATCGCCCGCCTCAACCAGCGCGGCTGAATAGGACAAAGGAGGACACATCATGAGCAAGGAAAACGGGCTCGGCTGGTCCACCGCATCGGTCGACGATGCGGCGGGTACGGTGCGCGCCATCAAGAACGACTTCACGTCCCTCCAGTTCGCCACCCCGCGTGGCGTGCAGGACGTGACCGGCATCGACAAGAGCGCGTACGAGAGGCTCCTCCTGCTGGCGGACTTCTCGGTGACGTTCAACGGCGTCTTCAACGACGCCTCGAACATGAGCCACGACGTCTTCAAGACGGTCCCGAGTACGAGCGTGGCGCGCACCGTCACCCTGACGGTGTCCGGTCAGACCCTCGCCAACGAGTGCCTGTTCACGGACTACCCGCTCAGCCGGTCCGACAGCGGTGAGCTGACGTTCTCCGTTCCCGGAGTCCTGGCGGACGGAACGGTGCCCCTGTGGGCATGATCATCTCTTTGAGATGACATGTACCTGACTCACGCAAGGAGACTCCCATGGGATTTCTGCTCACACCCAAGACGTACGACCTGAAGTTCGAAGGGCGCGAATACGAAGGTCTCCAGGTGTCGATGCGCGGTCTTCCGCTCGGCGGCTACCTGGAGATCCAGCGGATTCAGTCGCTGACCCAGGAAAGCGTCGAGGACACCGAGAAGATGTTCGACATCTTCATCGGGTGCCTCGTCTCCTGGAACCTCGAAGAGCTGACCGAAGACGGCGTACGGACCGTTCCCACCAACCGTGACGGACTGAAGAAGCTCGACACCGACTTCGTCCTCACCATCATCGGCGCGTGGCTCACCGCGATGGCCGGGGTCCCCGCCCCTTTGGAGCGGAACTCCGAAAGTGGCAAGCCGT